TAAAGGATCAATTAGATTATTTAAAGAATTAATTGAAGAATACGATATACAACAAGAATTTGCTGAATATATAAAGAATCCTGTTGATTTTGATATTAATAAAAACAATTTTACTGATTCAATACCCTCTCTTCCCGCAGATAAATTAAAAATAATTTTTAGAAGTATGCCCACTACTATAATAGGTAATGTATCTGTGGGTCCTGGTGAGGTTTTATTTTCTATTTTGTTTAAAAATGTTAAAAAAAGAGACTCAAAAGGAGATCTAGATGTTGGGAATTTAAATGTAGAGGTAAAAGCATCTATAGGGGCATCTAAAAAAGCTGAAAATGAAAGGGGCACAGACGCAGGAGCTGTAGTAGCAAAAGGATATGGTAGGGGGGCTTGGTCATCTACCCGAAAGACAGGGGAGTTTGATAATTTTGTAGAGACATTAGGCATGTCAGAAGAAAATACAGATGATGCTTTAAAACTATTAAATACTCCTTTAAAGTGGCCTCTTAAAATAGCATCTATTTATGATATTTTTACTAAGGATGAAAGTTTTAAAAAACAAAGATTTATAGATGGTTTTGATGGTGTATTAAGAAAAATATATCATAAGTCTTCTTTTATACCTAAAGGAGAATATTTTAATTTAGATTCATATTTTGGTAACCAAGATTTTAATAGTAAAGAATTTGAAATAGGTATAGCAAGAGAGTTAATACAAGCTTATAAGGATCATGAAAAGTTTGATGGAATGTTATATTTAAATAGAAGTGGAGATATGAAATATTTTGATAATGAATCTGTAATAAAAAGTGTAGGTACAAATATAATAATAAAATCATTTTCAGATGATGTTCCTCGTTTATTATTTCGAGGAAATTCTTAATAAAATAATTTGGCTCCCCAAATTTTCTAGTATACCTTCGAATCTGTTGTAAAAGTCGCAACGGATTGTAAAATAATAATATGTCATTAGATAGTTTTTTCGATACATTAGATACAGAAACAAAATTCACTACGTGGAAATCCTTTACAATTCAAAGACTTAACCACCTTAGTGATATTATCCCTACAGAAAATATAATTGAATTACGTTACGTAAATGAAACCATAGCGTCTATCAATACCCTAACCTTATTATCTAGTAATTCAGATACTGGAAATAAACAAAATATTATCGAAAGATTACAAAATTGCAATTCATATTACAAAGAATTTGGATAATCATAACCAAATTCATACAATACAGGAAATATAAAAAAATTAAAATGGCAGCAAGATACAAACAACAAATGAACATTGCTTTAGAGCGTTTAGATCAAGGATTAGCTCGTGTTCACCTTATGATAAAGCGCGGAAAAAACGCAGATGCTATTTACTTCATGGAAAATGATTTAAAGGAACTTTATGAAAACTTACAAAATATTATTAATATAGAGCCTGGGTCGGATAATCCAAGAATAGGTCACTTAAGATGATTGGAGCAGAGCAAATAAAAGTCAATTTTGAAGCATTTAATGGAGTTTTAGAAGCTAATTTTAAAGGCGAGCGTTTAGAAAAATTAAAGACCCTTACGGATTGTTTAAAAGAGCGAATGATGTTTGCTCCCGCATCTACTAAGGATTGGTTTAATAATGCTTTTCCCGGTGGTTATTTAGATCACGTTTTACGTGTAAATAAAATAGCAAATCAACTACATAAGTTATATGCATTTCATAATGCTAATGAAACTTACACGGGTGAAGAACTTAATTTTGTTTCATTATTTTCTCAATTAGGAAAATTAGGAGATTGGAATAATGAATATTTCCAAAAAAATGACTCTGACTGGCATGTAAAGAATTTAGGAATGGTTTATAAATTTAATGCGGAAGTACCAGCAATGAAAATTTATGATCGTACAATTTTCCTATTACAAGACGCAGGTATTAAACTTTCACACAATGAATATTTAGCTATCCGCAACCAAGAAGGTTTATTTGATGAAAGTAATAAATTTTATTTCTATAGTGGACAAAAAGAAACTAAATTTCGCACTCACCTTCCACTATTAATCCATCAAGCAATCCAAACAGCTCAAGAAATTGAATATCAAACTTGGAGTTCTGGAAATTCGGTTGTACCATCAACTAAACCTGCAAATGCCTCTAAAGCTGATAAAAGCCTAAGGAAAGCTAAAGCAATAAAAGAAGAAAATAACCCTAATTTTAGTAAAAATACTAAATCAATAATTGATTCATTTTTTACTGACGACACCCCAGCTAAATGATTATTACAATAGCAATAATATCCTCCTTACTAATAGTAAGTTTATTTATAATATGGAATCTTATGAAAAAAAATGAAATTCTTGAAGATTTTATAGCAAAACAAAGTGAAGCTATTGATTATTGTGATAAAAGATTAAAAACAATAGATGATAAAGGATCATTTATAGCTGATGATGAAGTTGGTTGGTTTTTTGAAAAAATTAAGGAAATACAAGAGGCGCTAAATGAATTTCGCCTTCGCTAATTATGGCAAAAAAAAGAGGAAGAAAAAGTAAAAGATTATATTTTACTGAGGATACTGAGCTAGCAATAATAGAATATTTAGCTAGTGAAGATCAAGATGAGAGAAATAAGATTTATAATAGAAGAATACATTATTCATTTTATAAACTAGCAGAAAATCTTATACATACATTTAAATTTTATTACACAGAAGTTGATGACCTTGAAGATTTAAAACACGAGGTTATTTGCTTTTTATTAGAGAAACTTCACTATTTTAAAGTAGGGAGAGGTAAGGCTTTTTCATATTTTAGTATAGTGGGGAAAAATTATCTTATTCTCTATAATAATAAAAATTATGCAAAGAAAAAGAAAAAAGTAGATCCATTAGATGCTGATCACGATGATACTATTTTAAATGGTTTTGAACATAATGAATCACTCGCTGTAAAAGTAGAATTTTTAGATATGTATGTTACCCATGTAGATAATAACTTACATAGATATTTTAAAAAACCAGACGAAGCTAGGGTAGCAGATGCTATATTAACTATTTTTAGAAATAGAGAACATTTAGAAATTTTTAATAAAAAAGCTATTTATATATACATTAGGGAATTAACAAAATTAGAAACCCCTATTATAACTAAGGTAGTCAAAAAAATGAGAGATATATTTAATTCCTCTTATTCTAGATACCTTGAGGGGTAATATATTTATTGGTATGAGTAACCCACTTGATCAAATATTATTTGATGGAAAATCATCCTCCGATGTATTTAAAGAAATATATACTAACAGCAAGAAAAAAGATAAGCAAATAAATGCTTTAATTGCTGAATTAAAACCTTTAATTCAGAATATAGGAGATGCCCCTGTTGTGGTCCCTCTTATTAAAGAATATTTAGAAGTATCAGTAAAAAATGACGAACATCTAATTAAAATGATGGCCGTTATTCAACGTTTAAGTAATAGTGCATCTAATAATGGTGGGGACTCATTATTAACGGATGAAGAATTTAAACAACTCCAAGCAATAGCAGAAGAAGTAGCCAATGACCCTAAGGAAAAATAATAATCAAGGAGGACCTATTGGCATATCAGGTCTCCCAAAAACACAAAAAACTACTAAAAGAGTAGCGGATATTATATTGGGAAGAGACCATCCAGCTTACACTGGACCTGATAGTATAGGAATTATATTTTTTGCTGATGAAGTAACAGGAGAAAATCCTATAGACCCAACTAGCCTTCCTAGAGCTAAACCACTAAATTTAAATAATTATACAGTTCCCGTAATAGGAGAATTAGTTAACGTTATATCCTCTGTAAGTGACGAATATTACCCAGAATTAGGGGGCAATACTAGTTTTACATCAAACTATTATACTCCTGCTGTAAACATACATAATAATGCAGGAAGTAATGCTTTACCTTTAAATAAAAAAACCAAAAAGAAAAAAAACAAAACAAGAGAAACTTCTCCCATATTTTCATTTCAGGAAGAATTCCAATCCCAAAGTCGAAGGGTAGCTCGAAAACAATTAGACAATTATTTATACAATTTAGGATACTCAGCTGGGAGGGATTCTGTGAATGCTCCTAAATATAAATTAGTTCAAGCACCTAATGGAGATTATATATTTAGATTAGATGATTCTAAAGAAAACAAAGCAAAATTAGGAGCCTATTTTAAGGAAAAACAAAATCAAAATAATCTTACCCCTACTGAAGGAGGCTCAATTATTCAGGGAAAAAATGGCCAAAGAATTAATATAATGACTACAGGTCCTGATGGTGCAAATTCTGTAAGTAGAAATGTTACTGATGATCCTACTGATGGAAATCCCAATATAGGTGATAGCGCTATGGTTTTAAGTTTAGGTAATGGTAGTCAAGAAAATATTACAGAAGATGCAGCTTCCGTATATTTACTTGAAAACCAAAGTATCCCAATAGACGTAGCTTCTTTAAGAGTAGCCTCTTTAAAATCTACATACACCCCTATACAATCCCCATTAGAAATAATAGGAGATCAACCACCCCCAGTAACACCTGAATATTCTACCGAAGGTGATGAATTAAATATTGAAAGTCAAACAATTAGTTGGGATGTAGGTTCTCCAGTATCTTCCTCATCAGTTGTAGAAGAGGTTATTACTAATGAGGAAGTAGTAGAAGAAGACCCCTTTGATGATCCCGTATTTGCAGCCTTAGATGAAGCTGTTGAAGAAGGTTTCTTAACAGAAGACCCTGAGGAGTGGGATGAATTATCAGGAACCTTACCAGATCCAATTCTAGAAGGCATAGGTACTGATGAACCTGGTGATACTACAAATGATGGAGTAGTTGTAACAGATGATCAAATATTAAGTATAAATTATCCAGCAAACACTGCAAATTATAATATACAAGATGTTTTGGCTGCTATACCTGAGAATGAAAAATCAGCCGCATATAGAAAAGCAAACGCTAAAGCTATTAATAAGAAGGCGCAGAAAGCATGGGAGAGTGGAGATTATGCAAAAGCCGTATTTACTAATAAAGATGGCAATATATTCCCTTTAGCTCCCCCTGATGAAAATTTAACTATGCAAAAAGCCACTGATAAAAATATAAAATGGTTAGTTATTCACTGTACTGCGGGGTGGAATATGGAAGGTAGCGATCCCTATGGTATCCCAAAAAAGACACCTGCCTCTACCATGCATGGTTTTTTTCAGGGTAGGAATTGGAGAGATGGGGGCTACCATTGGATAGTAATGGGAAATGGAATTGCTACTAGAGTATACCCAGATGATAAAGTTACAAACGGGGCCTTACCCAGTAGTGAATATAATAAGCATGGTATACATTTAAATTGGATAGGAGGATTTAATGCAACATGGCAGTATAGAGATATGACAGGAAATCCAATTCCTAAAAAATATAACAAGGCAGGAAAAATAACAAACAAAAGTTATCATGGTAAACCGGGTGTAAGTGAAAGTTTGGGTGTTTCTGTAGAAGAAGCCTATAGAAGACTATTTGGATTTGGAAACAAAAACCTAACAGGATGGGGAAATGGAGATCCAGAAACCCTAAATAAAAACTTAATTACAAGACCACAAGCGTTTTCTTTATATCAACTAATAAAAAAATATGTACTTCTATACCCAAATATTAAAGTAGTAGGTCATAACCAATGTTCTACTAAAATTTGTCCTTTATTTGATGTACCTACATTTATGAGATTAAAAGGATACCCAAATAACACAATAGATGGACAATTAGCAAGAGGTTGGAATAAAGAATTAGAAAAAGAAATGCCCCAATCATTTAATTATCCTACACCATTAAAAGAAAATGCTGAATGGTTAGCTCAAGCAATATAATAATATAAAATGGCAACAGAATTTACACAAGAAGATTTATATGTAGGTAAACAAATATTAATTGATAGTGATCGATTAGTATTTAATGGAAGAGATGATATTGTATTTTCAAGTTCCCATCTTTTTTTATTTAAAACTGAGGGAGAATTTCACATAAATACTGGGGGCGATACATTTATTAATACCCCCAAAATATATATAGGTCCTGTAATAGAGGGTCAAGATCCAAATATACCCGCGGTAAAAAGTGACTCATTAAAACAATTACTATCAGACTTAATTGGGTCACTTAGAATGTTTTTTACAATAAACTACCCACAAACATCGGGCTTACAAGGCCCCAATCCTGCTATAAATAAAACCTTGGCACAAACTATAATACAAGATCTACAGAAGGTAGAATCTAGATTAAATGAAATAGAAAGTGATAAAGTATTCATATCATGATGAATAAATTTTTAAATATGACCCTTAATAGAAGCTCTAGACTTTTATCAGATAGTAAAGATAAAATATTAATAGCGGCTAAAAAAAGAGCAAAAGAGGAAGTTAATAACTATATCCCAAACCCATCTAATTTAGAAAGCCAATTAAAATCCCTTCAAACTAATAAGGATATTCAAGGAGGTCTTTTAAGAGCAGAAATAGTATATAATAAAACTATATCCATTATAGATAAAGCCATAATAAAATTAGAAATTACAAAATTAGAACTTGTTGGTATAAAGGGAAAATTAGATAGAGTTATATATACTTTAAATATATTTGATGATTTTATAGTAATTATAAAACCTATACTTAATACTTTAAGAGGAATCCTACCAGCGATTGATGGAAGTTTAGCTGCTTCAACTAGTTTAGCTGCTAATGGATTAATAATAAATAAATTAGGAGAAAAGAAAAAAGACCTTAAGGATGCATTAAAAAGTGCACAAGGTAGTATAACCAGTTTTCCAACATCATTATCTTATTTTGACACTGAAATAAATAAAATTATGAAACCTTTAAATCAAGGAATTTCAGGTCTAGAACAACAAATTCAAAAATTAAAGGAAATAAAAGCTCAAATAGTAGCAATTTATACCCAATTTATTTTATCTTTAGATATAGTAGAATTAACTAATGAAAATAATGATAGTGACATTATAGGAGGAGGAAATTTAGAAGATTATATAAATAATGAAGATAATCTTAGTAATATAATAAGTAATTTAAATAATAGAATAGGAGGTGGTAATATGGATTCCCCAGACCCATCAGATGACACTGCAGTAATACCACCATCACCCTTTATTTTTAAAAGATTTAACTAATAAAACAAAAATACTCGATATTTATTAAAAACACTACATAATATGAAATTAAGTGCATTTGAAAAAATAATTAGAAAAGTTGTGCGGGAAGAAATAGATTACGCACTAAGACGTGAAATTGCGTTATTAAAAGAAAATTTAACAACTAATAACCAAAATATAACTGAAGTTAAAAATGAACCTGCTCCTGAAGAATTTAGACAAAAACTTAGAGAGCAATTTACTCCACAAGCATTTTCACAAGATAGTACATTAAATAGTTTATTAAACGAAACAGCACAATCATCCCATGAAATTCAACAACCTCCACATAACCCCCACGATCCTGTAAATCAATTTATAAACAAAGATTATAGCCAGTTAATGAAAGCAATTGATGGAAAGAAAAACTTTAGACCCTAATGGCAATAAAATTTCGTAAACCTATAAAAATAGATCCAATTGATGTTGCTGAAAAGGCAGCAGTAGGAGTTCGTTTACCATTTAATAGAAAAAGGGTGTTTACTTTAGATTATACTACTAAAGAACATGCTAGATCTAAATTAATAAATGTATTAATTACTTCTCCAGGAGAAAGATTAAATCAACCTTTATTTGGGGCAGGCTTAAAAAATAGACTATTTGAACAACAAACAGAAATAGCAGGAGATGGTCTTAGAAATTATGTAAACCCCCAAGTTGAACGATATGTCCCCGAAATAGAAATTAAAAATATATTTTTAAAAGATGGAGGCCTACAAGGACACAAATTATTTGTTACTGTTAATTATTCATTAATAAATAATGATGAAGAAGATTCAGTGACTTTAAGTTTTACTAATGAAAATTTTAATAATTAATAATGTCATATTCAAATAATACAACAGGCAATAAAACAATAAATTATCTTAATAAGGATTTTTCTGACTTTAAGGATGCTCTTATTAACCTAGCACAGGTATATTACCCTGATACAGTTAATGATTTTTCTGAAGGAAGTCCGGGTACTATGTTTATAGAAATGGCATCATATATAGGTGATGTATTATCATTTTATACTGATGCCCAGGTGCAGGAAACATTTTTACAATATGCCCAAGAAAGAGAAAATTTATACTCCTTAGCATATACTTTAGGTTATACACCTGTAATTACAAATCCAGCAGCTGTGGATTTAGAAATCTTCCAACAAATCCCAGCTAACGCTAATGGTCTTCCAGATTATAATTATGCTTTAAGAATTAAAAAAAATTCTACATTTAAACCCAATAACAACAGCGGAGTTGAATATCTTATTCAAAATGATGTAAATTTTGCTTTTAGCTCTTCATTCGATACTACTGAACAAACCGTTTATTCTATTGTACCAGGTGGTACACAACCAAATTACTTTCTTTTAAAGAAATCGGCTAAAGCACTTAGTGCTGATATAAAAACAACTACTTTTGATATAGGAGGAGCTGAAAGATTTAAAACTTTATCTTTAGATGATACTAAAATAATATCCATCCAATCAATTACAGATTCTGATGGAAATAAATATACAGAAGTTCCTTATTTAGCTCAAGAAACTGTATTTGAGGAAGTTCCAAATATAGAAGCTAATGATCCTGAATTAAGACAATATAATAATCAAGTTCCATTTTTACTTAGAACTAAAAAAGTATCTAAAAGATTTGTTACAAGATTTAAATCTAATAAAAAATTAGAAATACAATTTGGCGCTGGAGCTACTAATGGTGATGATACAACAATAATTCCAAATCCAGATAATATAGGGTTAGGGATCAATGATGGTAGATCGTTATTAGATAAAGCATATGATCCCTC